GGTCGATTATTTTTTTTTATCATTTAGGGATCGACTTGTCGAAAACTATGCTGAACTCTTTGGATCAGGAGGAAATGAATTCTCTGCAGTTAACCAATTTGGAAAAAAGTGGGGTTGGTATGGAGCATTATTCAATGAACTCGCTCAAGGAGATATTACACGAATTGAAAATATCACTAAACTAAATGTTAATACTTGTCTTTATACTTTAAGTTATTTAAAAGACAAGGCAGAACTAGAAGCTAAACAAATGAAAAAGAATTTAAACAGATGACAGAAATAATTAAACACTTATTCGGATTATGTGGAGAGCCACACTTAAACATATTTACAATAACAATCTTATTGGCTTTGCCTTTATTATATATAGCAATAAGAAAAAAAACAAAAATAAATGAGTAATCAAGGAGTAAGAGGATTTTATCAAATAACAGAAACAATTAAAAATCAGTTGTTAGCTGATGTAAATGTTAATACTGTAACAACAGGCGATATAACAGAAATAGATTTATCTAAACAAACTATATTTCCTTTATGTCATATTATAGTTAACAATGTAACAATACTAGAACAGG